ATTGCTTAGTAATGTTTAGGAATGCTGTTATGTGGCTTCACATTATAGTGCGTGTTGTAAATAAGCTCACTCGGTACTGTAGTAGGTGTTTCTTCTGGGAACAAATCACGTACACGGTACCAGAAAATCTCCGGCATGATAGACGAGTAATTAGCGACGCTATTTGTCGGCGTTGTGTTCAATATATTAATCGGGAATACTGAATGGTATACACCGGGGGGCGGCTCCTGTGCCGGGTTATCCATAAATACAGTGCTCATATAGACTGTGCCCGCGTACGCATACTGCAAGCCGGTTAATCCAACGCCGCTGGACTGGCGGAAAATATCAATCGCGTGAGTACCGTTCAAAGTACCTGGTCCTGCACCATCACGGTCACGGCTAGGGATTAATGCATGCAAGTATGGGTGCAATCTATGTAAGTGGGTAGCTTCATAGCCCTTAGTATCCCCGGCTTGGAAGAGAGAAATAATCTGGTAAGGATATACAAGCACATCATTCCCGTGAAGCTTAATCCAGTCACTACGGTCTACCGCCCTTAGGGTACCTATCTGTTCCCCATACTGATTATGCAAAGCAGGTAGTAACTCAACACGGAAGTTAGCTAGCAGCTCTGGAGATAATCTAAAACTCTCGTGAGGAATTGCTGCAGACCAAGAAAGCTGGGCAAGATTCGCTGCGAGGGTATTGTATTCTTCTACTGTAACAAAATTCTTTACGTCTTCTTCAGTAGCAGAGCCCACAGACTTGCGCTCAAACCATGGGTCGGGTAGCTTAAGATTAGTAACTTGGCCATTAGCTGTTACCTGCAAGTGACGATACAAGGTGGGAGACAACTCAATATTTGTCACTCCAGCCGTACCACCGCCAGCCTGCGGAATTTCAAGCCAGCCCTGTGTACCATCTGCCTTAACATAGCACAAAGCATCTTTCGTCAAACCCAGCTTGTTGCTACCATACGGTTTGCCCCAGTGCAAATCCATTATTGGCAGTAGCTTGTTACCTGTATTGGTGGTTGTACCATCTCCTGCAGGCGAATACCACAAAGCTGGTACTGGCAAATCTACCACTGCTGCCGGAGATGTATCATCCTTCGTCCAGCGCACAGTTTCCGGTGCAGTAACGTAATACCCATCAGCTTTTACCACGCGGGAAAGTTCATTGTTGATATTCATACGTGGCATAAATTCCGGGTTATTCCGCGCAACCTCCAACAGCTCACTCATGTCCACATCAACCCCATCACCACCCTTGCGGGTCAACTTGAGATTGGCGTAGAATATCTTGCGACCTTCACCGCCTTTTTCCCGTTGTACGGTCAACTTGCCAGCAGTCACATAGTCATCTGTGTCGGAGCCACTGCCACCGCCCGGCGGAGGCGGTACCGGGATTTTAATTACAAAGCTTTGCCCGTCATTGCGAGCAAGTGTAATTTTATAATTGCCCCCTTCAATTTCGTTAGTGACCTTATCGACAAAGGTATCTTTGTGCTCTTTCTCATCACAATCGCCTTCACAGCAAAGCAATACTTTTGCATTCTTACCGAGTGGTGTACCCTCACAGTCCAGTAGCTGGGCTTGGAGCGTACCCTCATTTACCATTTCTAAAATAATTCCCCGAATTACTGAATTCAAGAAATCATTATCTGCTCCACAAGTTACAATATTCATTAGTTATTTTCCTCCACGATACTTTGCCCGAAGGCATCCTGCAACTCAACACCTAAACTTTTAAGCGACTTCATATCAAGCTCAAGGACAACACCGCCCTCATCTGGGTGGGACAACTTCAACTTGGTGCCCTCAAGCCTACCATCAAGTTTTATAATATTCTTGAGGTTAAGCTCCTTGGCAACTCCGCCCTCCATATAGGTAAGCTTCTGCCCGTCAATTGCCATGTCGCTAATACCACCACTACTGGGCGGAAAAACAACCTCAATCTTTTTTGAAGTCTGGTTTAACCTAAAATGCTCCGTACTCAAATTGTCCGGAGTAACCACTTTCTTCATACCTGCTCCACTTAAATTGCAACTATACGTGCCGCATAGTTGCTCCACCCCGGAGCCGCTTTGTACGCCGCCACCGAGCCACTAGGCACCTTAATTGCAAAGCTGTTATTACCTTGCATGAAAGGGTCTCGCCCCATTGTGGGGGGAGATACTGCCTCACAAATAACTTCTTCCAATTTATTCCAACGGCCAAAACATGCATGGCCAATGTTCTTAATCGCTGGGCCAAGTCGCAGCTTGGTGGCTTTGGCCCAGCTAAAGAAAGCCGACTCACCCAGCTCTTCTACTCCATTGCCAATATCAAGTCCCGTAGCTGTCTCCCAATATTCAAAAGAACTATACCCACATTTTACCAGCTGGTTGGGCAATACAACATTTTGCTGCTTAAGAATTTCACGGTTACTAAACGCATGGCTGTCTACCTCTGTAATCTGGGGCTGCCACTGCCAGCCTGTATACGTCGCCCTTGAATCATAGTCAATATCTCCGTAGCCCACTACATTACTTCTGGACTTAACAATGAAGTCTCCAGAAACGTAAACAACAACAGACAAATATTGGTGGAAACCATACGGCTCGGCAGCTTCGATGTTTATATTATACCGCCCAGAGCCCGTGGGTGTACCCTCAAATTCTTTAGTCTGTGAATTCAAAGTAATCCCTTCCGGTAAACCTTCAATAGAAGTAATTTCTATATCATGAATAGACAAGGAACTCGGTAAAGTAAAGTGAAGTCCAATATTCTGCAGTGCTCGGCCACTAAGCCAGTTTGTTTCTGCTAATGTAAACTGGAATGGAATGGGGAGAGTTTCCGATTCAGCCTTATAGCACGGCACCATATACTTAGTACCGTTTATCTCTACCTCCATCCACAAAGCCGGGAAGGCAAGAAGTCCGCCCATAGTACCAATAAAGCTATTGGGCTGCGGAGCACTCTTCACCTTATTGGGGGAGGTAGTCGGCATAAACTGCAACCCAATTTTCCGGGCGGCCTGGTCAAGGGCAAACTGGGAACCAAGATTATCAACTGTGACTACCTTAGTCATTTAACCCGTCTCCCAAAAGTATCATACAATTCCAGCTCTTGGCCAGACTGCGGCTTAACACCAAGCTGCTTTATCATCTTCGCCAGCTTCTTCTTCTTGTACCACGATAACTTACGACAGCATTTCATCTTAGGCTCCATTATAATAAGTCACAAGCGAAACTCCATGACGGTTATTACCGACAAACACCGCACGATATAAGCCGGGGTCTGTTATCCATAAAGTATCTTTGCAACTTGTCATCGCAATAATATTGCCGCAATCATCTCTAAGTGGGGCGGATGCAATAATACCTTTCTCATGAACTGTCACTGTGCCCTTGCATGCTGTAAGCCCATACTCGAAGTCGTAAAGAATCCTTTCGAACATGATATAGTCGCATGAATCCACAGTATCTTTCTTCAAAGAACCATCAGGATTCTTCTCATACATAAGCGGCTTCAAGTTAAAGGCAGCCACAAAGATACTCTCATCTTTACGGACTACGAAGCCTGGCGACGTAGTATCGTGGCTGTCTGGTGTTAATAAATATGTATGTTTCATATTAAGGGTCCAATTGAATTATACCATCACGGCTTAGGCCATTTGTATCTATCTTCGCACCAGCTACACGCTTGCCGCCGTGAACCACATAAAGAATACCGCCATTCTGGTTTCTGATATTCTTCCAATAAAATAACTTCTGAGTATGCAATGAAACCCCAGGTGCCCGAGGTGTTACGTGCATAGAACCGTCAATTCCCTCCAAGGCAAACACAGAATTGGGTGGGCCAGTAACCTCAATATCCGCGATTAGTGGGGCATCAGCACCATTATTATCGGTGAATCGTACCTGAATATTCCAGCCCTTGAAGTTGTACCCAGTACCTGGCCACCCAAATCCTACACCCGGGTTACCGCCATTGTCATCGTCATTATCCGAGCTCCTGCTTTCCAAGGCTTTAAGCCGTGTATCAATCTGTGCAATCTGGGAGCGAATATCATCAATAGCCTGCCATATTGCATCAATCGCATCTTGGCCTACTCCGCCATTACGACCTTGAAGCCCGTTTATCTGGTCAAATATTGTAAGAACATCCGTAGCTATCTTGTCCACCCGAGCAGCCAAGTCATTAAATGCTGCACAGCTGGGAGCAGAGGTGTTGAGCTGGCCGCTACAATCTTTAACAGCAACGCCATCAATTAAACGTTGTAACTCATTACGTGTATCAGTGATACGGGTGGTCAATTCACTGCACGTAGCCACCGCGTCCCCAGTCTTCAGTGCATTGCCACTGCAGTCGTATGGGGTAACAATACGGCCAGACAGTGAGTTTATATCATTGGTGACAGAAATAATCTTGCTCTCAATAGACTCGATTAACGTAAACAGGCGGTCAATCCGCTCACGAAGATTCTTCAAGTCTAATGGGGAGCAGCAATCTTTTTCAGATTGTTCGCACTGGCAATCTTTTGGGCGGTCGCAACTCATGAGATATTTCTCACTGTGTCATTGACTAATACAAGAGAATCCTGAATAGATACCACCTGTACATTAGTACGGTTCTCGCCGACAAACTCAACCCTGTACTCACCGGCTGCATCTACCACCACCTCGGGCTTAGCAGCTTTGAGCATTACTATGTGGCTGCCCACATAATGGGGCTGCTCCAACACTGCACCACTCGGCAACAAATCCCCACAGTCACTCCGCCCCATATCACTGGGCGGCAACCACACACGATTCACCCGTACATAGTCGTCGCCCATTAGGCCGAAAGCCACCAAGCGGAGTGGTGTAGTGGTAAGACGAAATACAGTTGAAACTGTCTGTGCCTCATGGGGATATAACAAAATACCGGCACTGGATGGACGAGGACTATCTCCAGCTAAAACTTTACCTGCCATTATGACTTCTCCCATAGTTCAAGAGCTGCTTCGGCAAACGTCATTGCCCGCTTCTGCTTTTCTTCCTTGCCCTTGCGGGGGCGGAATGAAACCGGCTCATACCAATAAAACTGGCGGCGAAGTCCTACATAGCCACCATCCCGCATATTCATAATGCCACCAGCATCCATCTCGATGCGGGCATTATTCTTTTCAAGTGTCACTACTTTACCGTAGCCCATAGTAACGTGGTACACCCTATCACCAACAAATACCGGGTCGCCATCAATAAACATACTTCCTCCTGCTTACATTAAACCTTGTGGGGAGAGCCCGCCTGTATTCTGGTCCGCGCCTATAGTGGGCTGCGGTGTTGCGGGCTCAAGACTTTGCACTACGCTACTTTGCTCCGCTGCTGCTTCGAAGTTTGGAATTAATTCATCAACCGGGATGCCACCTTGCAACATAGTTTGCTGTAGCAAATAATTCATAATACGTTGTGCTTGGCCGGGTGGCAGCTGAGCCGCTTGGACAAGCTGCAACAAAACTGGCAGAACATCCGCCCGCTCGGCATCCGCAATTTCCCGTTGCATTAACCCAGCGGCGCCACGGGCAACAACTACGGTGTCCGCCTTAATTGTCTTGTCTTTGCTGTTCAACATATTCCATCGCCACAGGGCCTCCATGGCGGGTTGAATCATCGTCTGGTCTATATTAAGGAAAGCATCCTTGATAAGCGTATTGGCGGATGCAGCAAGCATTTTCATGCCGCGAAACGTAGCCTCTCCGCCGCTAAGCTGGTCATTACCAGACAACAACCCCGGAATACCACTCTCGTCATCTGCCATGCGGTAAAGCCAGTTAATCAAGTTAATCAGCTCGGCAGACTTAGACTCAAAGTGAACTTGGTAGAATGGCACCCGAGAATTACTGCCCATAGCATCCGGGTTGAAAGGTATCTTGGCCCGCTTGGAAAGTGTAATATTCTCTGGGCTGATAAACATATCCGCATCGTAGAAAATGGGGGGAGCTACCGTCAACTCCATATTCTCATGGAGGTCATCCAGATATTTATTCAGCCAACCCTCCAAGCTGCTAAGTGTCATACCCGCTCCGATACCCCAGAAATTGCGACTAGCCTTCTGGAAGTTAGCAGAGAAGTATGTTCTGGTCATGTGCGGATGCTTCAAAATGCGGCAACCTATTACAATGCCAGTAAGCACCCATGCTTCAATATCGTAAAACTCTTCCTCTTTAATTTTAGCCGGCTTGCCCTCAAACCAGTCAAGCAGCTCGGCACCCTGCACTGTGCCTTCATGGATTAACACGTCCACTAAGCTATCTTGGTCCCAAGGACTATTAAACTTATCAGAATTGCCATAGTTACCTATCCAGAAATAATCCTCCTCAGCTTTCTCCATTGCCTCATGGAGTCTAACCTCGTCAATCCAAGATACTTGGGCCGCAGCAAGCAAGTCTTGTTTCCGCATAGCACCCCGCTCAATGAAATAGCTTCCCGTCTGGGCATCCTCGCTATCCGGGGAAGGGTAGCAATTACTAATGGGCACATGCCGCCAAGTAATTATATCATCAGTGGAGGGAGCCATATTGTCGCCCGACCACTTAAGGCTTTTCACCCGTCGCTGCTCCATTCGCAAAACACCGGTGCCATAGAGGAATATATCAAACAAACAATCCAAGTATGAATCTCGCCAGCCACCTTCAAACATCTGGTCTTGCATCAAGCGAGTAACATGCTTGGCCGCTTTGCTGGCAATCTTCGTCGCCTCAATCTGCATTGTCTGTTTCTGCTCGGCAATAACACCGTCAAGCCACTTGGCCACCGAGCCCTCAATCTCGTAAGTCGCAGGATTTACAATGCGAGAATAGTCCGGCCATATATTCCCATCATCATCCATAACAACTATGCCACCTTCAATTAGCTTCTGCCCGAGTATATCCTCTACGGACTTCGTCACTTGCTCATTTTGTTCTTTACTCAAAACAGGGATGGGGGTGGGCTCAATAGTAAAAGGTGCATCTGCCGCATTTATCACCATATCCTTCACTTTGGCATGTAAAGCACCAACCTTTATGCGGGTGAGATTCATATTGTGGTTAGTGTCACTCTTGCGGTACTGGGCGAAGCAAGTATGGAGCCAACCATCAACAGTAATATTGTCGTATGGACAATACAACCGCCGCCCAGCCTCTGCCCTGAAGTACCGCTGCATAATAAAGTCTGCAAAGCTGTCTTGCTGTTGGGTATCAAGATTCAATTCTTCTTCATCTATTAGCATATCAATATGTCCCCGTCACTATGCCGCCACGCCGCTTGGCAGTTACCGGATAAGCAAATGTCAAAACAAAAGCATCCGCCAAGTTAGGCGAACGTCTCATATCTTTCTTTGATTCCAAAACTTCCTGCCCATTATTATTAATCACCCGGCGGGTTAAGCTAAGCTCGGACTTGAACTCAAGCTGGTCCGGAATGCTGCCCTCCTCCCGCAGCCACTCTCTGGCGAGGGAATACATTTCTACTCGCTTATTGGGGTAGAGCTGCTTATTACTGGCAGAAGCACCAAACGGGACAAGAGTAATATTGTGGCGGCCAATTCCCCACTGCAACAACAAATCATAAATCTCTTTCCCCGAGCCGCCTTGGTCAATAAACAAATGGTCACATTTATTATTGGCGAAGAAGTTACGAATTACGTCCGCCCGCTCCTGAACTGTCTCACGACGAAACTGAGCCAGCTTAGTCACACAGTTGCCTTGTCGGATAACCAGCCCAGTAGAGTCGCCATCTGCTGTTTGTGAGGGGTCAACCCCCAATATAACCGGCAAGTCGGCGTAGGGCTCCAAGTCGCGACGTGCCGCAGCCTCTACAATCTCAGGGGAAATAAATGACTCTTTCTCATCAGCACTGAAGGCATCCAGTGGGGTGGCAGGATACTCACGACGAAACTTCGTCTCACTCATAAGTACCAGCTTCTCCCGGCGGAATGCGATGTTTTCTTCATCCATTCCCGGATAAATCTTCAGCAGCTCTTTTTCTTCTGGGCGGAGAATAATATCTTTTGCATCTGCCCGGTTTCTCGTAGACTCATACCACGGAAAGAAGATGGGGAGCAGGTCATTATCCTTAACCGCTTTGTACCACAGCTCTTCGAAGTAGGTACCCGGCGCCCCAGTAGATTCCAAAATAACCTCCGTATTGGGGAAGTTACCAACAGTCTCAACCACCGCAGCCACTACGTCCTCGGCATTCGGCCAGTAAGCCACCTCGCTGCCGTGGAATAAATGCGACAAATCTCCGCGGCCCGCCTCGCTGCTTCGTGCCGTAGTGAGTGAGTAACTACCATGGCAATATGGGAAGGTAAGTGAATTCGCAGAGTCCTCACCTGCTTTGGGGCGAAGCTCGCCGGGCATCTTGGAGTGAAACATCTTCACCATCCGGAAAAGTGCTTTCGTAGACTTGTCCAAGTGGGTGGTGATTGTTGTCCGGATACCGTCGCCAAATATTGTCTTGTGGAAGAAGCGGGCACCGATATATGTGCTCATCCCCTCGCGGCGAGGCTTCAAGATTATTGCCCGGATTTTCCCGTAGTTGCTTAGCTGCTGCTCCAGCATGTTGTGGAGTTTCCACTGGGTGTCATTAAATGACAAAGGCCCGGTGCCACCCTGCTCCAGGGCAACAACCAGGCAATCATGTGCAAATGCCGGTAATTGGCGGGAGTAATACCTCGCCAGCTCAACTGCTTTATTATCCACTGCCCACCCTCTTGGCATGCAAAGCATCTATGCCGCTAAGCTGAACCTCGCTCTGCTGCACAGTCTTGAAAGCTTGCACAGCAACGTGGTTGCCAATCGTCTTCAGAATATCCAACTTATCGGGCAGCTTCACCTTGCGAAGAAACGCGGCCACCTCGGTCCGCGACTTCATCTCCACTGTCTCAATCCCTGAACATGCCTGCCGCCACTCCGGCGGCCACTCGCTCACTGGCAGAAGCATGCCATCATCGTCGTAAATATCCGCTATATCCATCTTGAGCCAAGCCACCAAGGTGCTCAGCACTTCGTCGCTTGTCATGGACTTCAAAGCTTTCGGCTTCCTCATAGCCAAGCTCCAAGCGCCAAGCCGCCGAGAAATGCAACAAGAATCCGCATCCCCTTACAGCACTCGCAAGTGGTGCCACTCTGTAGCCAAACACAAAACCTCGCAACTGCCTCGCTGTATTTATCTTGGCCGTCGTGGCAGATATAATCAAATGGGCGGCGAAAATATCGCACTATTCCAATATAGCTCATAAAACCATTCCCTTCAAAACCTGGACCAGCCCAATCTCCGAAGCAATGTAGAAAAGCGAAATGCCGACAACCGTAAAAGAAATTCGCTCAAGGTACCGAATCATTGTGCGCTGCGTCTGGGCCAGGTCCTTCACCTCGTCGCGAAGTGCCTCGATAGTTCTCCCCTGCTGTTGGACCAGCAGCTCCACTACACGAATCCGTGCCTCGTAGTCTGGCAGCAACGTCCGTGATTCATTCATCGCAATTCGCCTTCAAAATCTCAATGTATTCTCGGAGGCGAAGCTCCCGCTCCACCAAGCGGCTATATGCACTGTCACTAAGCCCGCCAAGCTCCGTCTCCATTACGAGCGGCAAGCTGGGCTGCGGAGCACATTGCAGCCTCTCATGGGGGGCAGTATAACAGGCACAGCCGCCAAGCCACAAAGCGGCCAAGCTACTTCTCAAAATATTTCCGGCTGCCATCTTTAATTTCCTTCTCGGCTTCTTCTCTCATAGCTTGGCCGCGACGAATGGCGGCGAGATACTTTTCCATTTGCTTCCGGCTTTGCTCCAGTCGCAAAGCGGCTTCGCGGCTTCGCCCCTCGGCAGCTTCGACTCTTCGCCTCATAGACTGCAACATCGTGAGGCAAATCACCAAAGCCCCGAAGAAGATGAAGCCGGCCCACATTTTAATTCTCGCGAACATACTTCACCAGCCTCCACGTGAGAAATCCCACTATGCCACCGAGCACCAAGAACCAAACCCATGGGGGGAAGACCTCACTCACTGCTTGGTGGACCTCGCCTACAGACCTCACGGTGTCTACGAGCCCAGCTCCCGCGGCACCAAGCCCGGCCAGCGGGGCGGCATACTCGTATACCGGAATACGGTTAGGCCCAACAGCCTTGCCTGAATAGCCCTGTGTCGTCGCCGGGTCCGCGGCCCCTTGGCTGCCTAGAGACTCAGCTGCCGGGTGACGACCTGCAGCCAACTGGGCTGCATTCTGCTCGACTTTGGCTATCCGCCGCAGCCATCCTTTGCCGAAGGTGCTCCAAGTATCCAGTTTCCTCACATATTTTCGCCGTGCCTCACAGAGGCAGTGGATTAAATCCTTCGCCTCACTGTGACTCACGGCAGCAAGTGTCTGTGAGCCCATGATGCCATCCCGCGAAACCCCCAAGCAGCCTTGCAGCTCGGCCACTGCGGTGCCTACCCCACTGTTGATTGTGAAATCCAAGAGGGCATAGTCCAGCCCACTGGGGAGAGAATCAAACCGAATGGGGCGAGCATAATCCTCACGGTAAATCTTTGCAGCATCCTCACGGGTAATTTCTGTGAGTGGCCGTGAGTCGCCGTGGAGCTTAGCCCATGCCTTCCATGTTTGGCTGGTAATTCCGAAATTGGTTTTACCCCCACGGTCCTTGGGATGATTGGACCAGCCGCCCTCACTATCGAAGACAAGGGCCAAAGCTATTTCAAAGTTTTCTCTCACTGGGCACCTCACTATCTCCGTCACCGTGACAGTGAGGAGCAGATAAATAAAAAA